ACGGTTTCGGCAAGTGCCGTTTGCCCTGAGCTTGTCGAAGGGCATTTCCGGACGCTGATCGCCTGTGGCTCTCGCCCTTCGACAGGCTGAGGGCGAGCGGGGGAATGATTCAAGGAGAAGCGCCAGTTTGGCGTGCGGGGCGAGGCTCCGCGCGGACGAGCGGCTGGGCGGCAGATGCCGGGCGCGGCGCGATCGGAAAACTCCGAGCGAAGGGGAAATCGATGAAATGGTTCGGACGCAAGGCCGCGGGGCGCGGCCAGGCGCGGCCGGCGCTGTCGCATGGCGGCGGGCTGTTCGCCCAGGGTGAGTGGCCGCTGAGCTATGAGGCGCAGGTGCGCGAGGGCTATTGCCGCAATGCGGTGGCGCAGCGCGCGGTCAAGCTGGTGAGCGAAGGGGTGGGCGGAGCGCCGCTGACCGGGAGCGACCCGGCGCTGGTGGCGCTGGTGCGCGCGCGCAGCGGCGGGCAGGTGCTGGTCGAGAGCGTGGCGGCGCAGCTGCTGCTCCACGGCAACGCCTATGTGCAGATACTGGCGGACAGCGGCGGCGCGGTGCGCGAGCTGTTCGCGCTCCGGCCCGACCGGGTGAGCGTGGAGGCCGATGCGGCGGGCTGGCCGGTCGCGTACCGCTATCGGGTCGGCGCGCATGTGACGCGGCTGGCGGCGGAGGATGCCGGCGGGCGTCCGGCGGTGGTGCACATCAAGGCCTTCTCGCCGCTCGACGATCATTACGGGCTGGGGTGCCTGGCCGCGGCGGCGGGGGCGATCGCGACCCACAACGCTGCGACGCGCTGGAACAAGGCGCTGCTCGACAATGCGGCGCGGCCCTCGGGCGCGCTGGTCTATGATCCCGGCGACGGGAGCGCGCTGGCGCCCGACCAGTTCGAGCGGCTGCGCGCCGAGATGGAGGCGGGGTTCGCGGGCGCGGGCAACGCGGGGCGGCCGATGCTGCTCGAAGGCGGGCTCAAATGGCAGGCGATGAGCCTGAGCCCCGCCGACATGGATTTCGTGGGGCTGAAGGCGGCGGCGGCGCGCGAGATCGCGCTCGCCTTCGGCGTGCCGCCGGCGCTGCTGGGGCTGCCGGGCGACGCCGCCTATGCCAATTATCGCGAGGCGAACCGGGCGCTGTGGCGGCTGGCGATCCTGCCGCTGGCGGCGCGGATCCTGGACGGGCTGGCGCAGGGGCTGCGCGGCTGGTTCGCGGATGCGGCGCTGGCGGTGGACGTCGACCGGGTGACGGCGCTGGCCGAGGACCGCGAGCGGCTGTGGCGGCAGGTGAACGCGGCGGGCTTCCTCACGGACGACGAGAAGCGAGGCCTTCTGGGCCTGGGTTGAGGCGGATGTGGCAGGTGCGGTCGTCGGCGTTCCAGATGCCGCCGGTGCTCCGGCACTGCCGGACCAGCACGAAATCGGTCGCCCAGGCCCAGACGAGCAGCGCGGCGAGGATCGCGAGGACGATCGCGAGAAGGGCGAAGCGCATGCGTGCGGTGTAGCGCGGCGGAGCGCCGCGGCAAATCGGGAGTAAGAGTAATGGCGGACGAAATGCTGCTCGCGCAGCTGATCGAACAGGCGCGCGGGGAAGGCGCCGATCTGGCGACGCTGCGCGCGATCGCCGAGGAGGCAGGCGAGCTGGGCGCCGGGCGCGCGCTGGCGCGGCTGGGGCTGGAGGACGCCGGTGCCGCCAAGGACATGGGCGAGCTGCGCGAACTGCTGGGCGCGTGGCGCGATGCCAAGCGCTCGGTGCTCAAGGCCGGGTTCGAATGGGCCGGACGGATGGCGGCGGCGCTGCTGCTGGTGGGGCTGGCAGTGAAGCTGGGCTTCCCGGGCTGGCTCAAGTGACCCTTCGTCAGGCTGAGGGCGGTGCCCTTCGGTTTGCCGGGTACGCGGCGGTGTTCGGCGTGCCCGACCGCGGCGGCGACGTGGTGCGGCCGGGAGCGTTCCGCGCTTCGGGTGCGGTGCCGCTGCTGTGGCAGCACCAGGGCGCGCCGGTGGGCGCGATCGAACGGATCGAGGAGGACCGGCGCGGGCTGCGCGTGATCGGGCGCGTCGACGACGCGGCGCTCGCCGCGGCGGTGGGCCGGGGCGAGGTGACGGGGCTCTCGTTCGGATACCGGGTGCGCGAGGCGCGCCACGGCCTCAGGCGCGAGCTCACCGAAGTCCAGCTGATCGAAGTGAGCCTGGTCGCCAGCCCGATGCAGCCGCTTGCGCGGGTGCATGCGGTGGCGAAGGGCTGAGGATTTTTGACGTGGGGAGAAGGCGATGAGTGACGGGACGATGGACGGCCTCGAGGCGAGCTTCGAGGCAGTGGAGACGGCGGGGCTGCCGCCGGTGCGGCCGATGCTGGCAGGCGGGCGCCCCGCGACCGGGGCGGCGTTCGAGAGCTTCCTGCGCGGCGGCGCGGGCGCGCTCGAGGTGAAGGCGCTTTCGGGCGCGAGCGAGGCCGCGGGCGGCTATGCGGTGCCGCAGGAGATCGACGCGCAGATCGATGCGACGCTAAAGAGCGTCTCGCCGATCCGCGCGATCGCCAATGTGGTCAAGGTCGGCACCTCGGGCTACCGCAAGCTGGTCAGCAGCGCGGGCTTCGAGAGCGGCTGGGCGAGCGAGACGGGCGCGCGGGCGGAGACCGACACGCCGGTGTTCAACGAAGTCGCGCCGCCGATGGGCGACCTCTACGCCAATCCGGCGGCGAGCCAGGCGATGCTCGACGACGCCGCGTTCGACGTGGAGCAATGGCTGGCAGGCGAGATCGCGCGCGAGTTCGCCACGGCCGAAGGCGCGGCGTTCGTGAACGGCGACGGGGTGAACAAGCCGCGCGGCTTCCTGCGCCAGCCGACGGCGGCGACCGGCGACGCGGCGCGCGCGTTCGGCACGCTCCAGCACGTCGCCAGCGGCGCGGCCGGGGATTTCGGTGCGAACCCCGAGGAGAGGCTGATCGACCTGGTCCAGACGCTGCGCGCGCCGTACCGCCAGGGGGCGAGCTGGGTGATGAACTCGGCGACGCTCGCGCGGATCCGCAAGATGAAGACCAGCGACGGCGCGTTCCTGTGGACGCCCGGCATCGCCGCGGGGCAGCCGGCGACGCTGCACGGCTATCCGGTGGTGGAGGCCGAGGACATGCCCGACATCGCCGCGGACGCGCTCGCGATCGCCTTCGGCAACTTCAAGGCGGGATATCTGGTTGCCGAGCGCCAGGAGACGCAGATCCTGCGCGATCCCTATTCGAACAAGCCCTTCGTCCATTTCTACGCGACCAAGCGCGTGGGCGGGATGGTGAGCAATTCGGAAGCGATCAAGCTGATGAAGTTCGCGGCCTAGGCTCGTTCCTCCCCGGAACGGGGAGGGGGCCAAGGCGCGCAGCGGCTTGGTGGAGGGGGAGTTCGGCAAGCGATGCCGGCGTGGCGGGGAGCGAGTCCGGTGTGGACGCCCCCCTCCACCACGCACTTCGTGCGCGGTCCCCCTCCCGGTGCCGGGGAGGATAGGGGGAGGATAGACATGGTTTCACCGCCTTTCGACGAGGCGGCGCTGGCGGCTGCGCGCGATGCAGCCAAGGCGCATCTGAGGATTTCGGGCGCGGACGAGGATGCGCTGCTCGCGCGCCACGCCGCGGCGGGGCTGGCGCTGTGCGAGGCGTTCACCGGGTGCGCGCTGCTGGTGCGCCAATGGACCGACACGGTGCCTGCCGACCGGCGCTGGCAGCGGCTGGCGGGGGCACCGGTGGCAGTGATCGACGACGTGGAGGCGCTGCCCGTCGAGGGCACGCCGCTCGCGCTGCCGGTGGAGGCGCATGCGATCGACATCGATGCGAACGGCGAAGGCTGGGTCCGCGTGACTCGGCCGGGCGGGGCGGGTCGCGTGCGCGTGACGTATCGCGCGGGGCTGGCGGAGAGCTGGGCGGCATTGCCGGCGCCGATCGCGCAGGGAGTGGTGCTGCTCACGACGCATCTGTTCGAGGCGCGCGTCGAGGGACGGGCGCCGCCCGCCGCGGTGGCGGCACTGTGGCGGCCGTGGCGGCGGATGCGGCTGGCGGGCGAAAGGCGCGTGGCATGAGCGCGCGTGTGGAGGCGCGCGCCGCAGCGGCGGTGGAAGAAGCGGTCGCGCGGCTGGCGGCGCGGCTGGGCGACGCAGTGCCGGGGGCGGACGTGACGGTCGAGCCCGGACGGGTGGTGCTGAGCGGGCGCGGGCTCGCGCGGCGGATGCTCGCCGAGCCCGCGCTGCGCTGGCCGGGAGGGCTGCTGAGATGAGCGCGCGCGAACGGCTGCAGGCGGGGCTCAGGGCCGCACTGGAGGCGCACGCGCCGCTTGCGGGGGGTGTGACAGGGGTGTTCGATGCCCCGCCGGTGCGGGCGGTGTGGCCCTACGCGCTGGTCGATGAGCCGTTGCTCGCCGACTGGGGGACCAAGGACATTGCCGGGCGCGAGGGGCGGATCGCGGTGCTGCTGCGCGATGCGGGCGAGCGACCGGCGCGACTGCGCGCGCTGGTGGGCGAAGCCGAGGCAGCGATCGAGGCCATGCCGCGCGGGCTGGGCGAGGGCTGGTTCGTGACCAGCCTGGCGCTCGTGCGCAGCCGGGTGGTGCGCGAAGGCGACGGCCGCTGGATGGCGGCGAGCGAATGGCGCGTGCGGATGCTGCGCGAGGGGTGACTTCCTCTCCGTGCCGGGGAGGATCATTTCAGGAGAAAATCTATGCCTGCGGAGAAGGGTAGCGCGTTCCTCTTGAAGGTGGGGAACGGGGCCGAGCCGGTCGTCTATGCGACGGTGGCGGGGCTCAGGACGACACAGCTCAGCGTCAACGGCGAGGCAGTGGCGATCACTTCCAAGGATTCGGGAGGATGGCGCGAGCTGCTGTCGGGTGCGGGGGTGCGATCGGTGAGCGTCTCAGGCGCCGGGGTGTTCACTGGATCGGCCGCCGAGACGCGGCTGAAGGCCAATGCGCTTTCGGGGGTGCTCGACGATTACCGGCTGAGCTTCGAGAGCGGCGAGAGCATGACCGGGCGCTTTCTGGTGACGCGGCTCGACTATGCCGGCGATTACAACGGCGAGCGCAGCTACACGCTGAGCCTGGAGAGCTCCGGGCCGGTGGTGAGCGCATGACGCGACAAGCGCAGGAAGCGGCGAACCCGGCGCGAGGCGAAGCCGAGCTGCGGGTGGGCGGCGCGACTTTGGTGCTGCGACCGAGCTTTGCGGCGCTGGTGGCGGCGGAGGCGGAAGTCGGTCCGCTGTTCGGGATGGTCGAGCGCGCGGCGGAAGGGCGGCTCTCACTGTCCGAGATGGTCGCGCTGTTCTGGCATTGCGTCGCCACGCGGCCGGAGGGGCTGACGCGCGAAGCCTTCGCCGACGCTGTGGCGGGGCGCGGGCTGGCGGCGAACATGGCGCCGCTCAAGCTGCTGATCGGGCAGATACTGGCGGGGCGGGGTTGATGGGATCGCCGATCCTCCCCGGAGCGGGGACGGGGACCGCCGCCGAAGGCGGTGGTGGAGGGGGGACCCCACATTGCGAACCCCTTGTGGGGCTCCCCCTCCACCATGCTTCGCATGGTCCCCCTCCCCGTTCCGGGGAGGATCATTTTTCCTGTTGCGCCGCGCGGCTGTCGGGGCTGGCGGGGGTGATGTTCGGCTGGAGCCCGGAGGCGTTCTGGAGCGCGACGCCGGCGGAGCTCGGCGCGCTGGTGCGGGCGTTGACGGGGGAGGAGGCGGTGCCTCCGGGCGCGGACGAGATCGCGCGGCTGAAGGAGCAATTTCCCGATGGATGAGGAAGAGATCGACCGGCTGGTGGTGCGCGTGCGCGCCGATACCGCCGGCTTCGCGCGTGACGTGATGGAGATGCGGACGATGCTCGAGGGGCCGTTCGAGGCGGGCGCCGAGCGCGCAGGGCGGGCGCTGGAGGGCGCGCTGCTCCGCGCGGTGCGGACCGGCAAGCTGGGCTTCGACGAACTGCGCGGCGCGGCGCTGCAGGTGCTCGGCGAAATCGCCGCTGCGACGGTGCGCGACGGGCTGGGGAGCATATTGGGCGGCAGCGGCGGCGGCGGTGGGCTGGCGGGGGCGCTCGCGGGGCTGCTGGGGGCGCCGGGACGCGCGACCGGCGGCCCGGTGAGCCCGGGCAGGCCCTATTGGGTGGGCGAGCGCGGGCCCGAGCTGTTCGTGCCTGCGAGCGCGGGAAGCGTGGCGGCAGCCTCGGGAGCGGCGGGCCCGCGCGAGGTGCGCGTGGCGATCACCGTCAACGCGCAGGGCGGCGATGCGCCGAGGGCGCTGGCGCAGTCGAGCCGCCAGGTGGCGCGCGCGGTGAAGGCGGCGCTGGCGGGGGTGGAGTAGCTGCGGTACGTCTGAGACATGGAGGAGACTTCGGACGAACGCTCGGCGACACGCGAAATCGCGCGTAAGCTGGCGCAGGGGCTGGCGGGAGTCGCCGCCGCTGTGGCGCTGCTTCTCATCCTGCCCTCGCTCCCTTATGCCCTGCTCGCCGGAATGGAAACGAGCGGGGCAGTCCAGAGCCTGTATGCCTGGACACCGCTGCTCCTGTTGGCCTCTCTAGTTTCGGGTGTGCTGTGCATGGCCCGGTTCGGTGTCGTGCGGTTCGTGCTGGCGGTTGCACCGGTGAGTGCAGTCGTCATCGGCTGGATCGCGGCGCAATAGCGCTTCCGCCGGCGGCGGTCCGCTGCTTTCTGAAAGGTTGGAAAATGGGCCATTGGCTGGCGTCGGAACGGCGCGGGCAGGTCGAGGGCGTGATTTCGCGCTTCGACCCTGCCTATTGGACGGTCAATTTCCCGCGGCCGATGATGGCCAGCGTGATCACCACCGCGCCCGACGCGCTGCGGGTGGATGCGGTCTTCTACCGACAGGACGATCTCGCCGGGCTGATCTGGGAGGCCGAGGACCGGCACGACCATGTGCTGCTTCGCTACGAGACCAGCCGCGATTTTCGCGGGTGCCGACTGCGGTTTCGATGGCGATCGGGCGGAGTGCTGCCGCTCGATGCCGTCAACGGACCGGTGCTGACGATCGAAGGGCGCGATGCCGCGGGCAATGCGCGCGCCTGGTACGTGCGGCTGTGGAATTATGCGAGCGGCTCGCCCGAAGATGCCGTGGTTTCGATCGACTTCGCGCGCGTGCAGGGCGGGTTCATGCTGCCGGAGGAGGCCGATCCGGTGTGGGCGGGGGGCGTCGACCGGATGTTCGTCTCGCTGGTGCCGCAGGGGTACAGCGGCGCGGCGGCGGACCTGCACGCGGCGGCGGAGGGCTGGGCCGAGCTCAGCGAGATCGCCTGCGAGGGGCCGGGTTCGGTGCTGGGCATCGGCGAGGTGGTGGTGCCCGAGCATGGGCTCTCGATCGCCAGCGGCTATGACGACAGCTATCATCTGACGCCGGCGCGGCTGCTGCGGAACGCGCTCCAGCTCGGCTACCGCGGGGCGATCCTCCACTATGTGGGGATGAGCCATTATTTCCGGCTCGAGGCGCTGTACGGCGGCTATTATGTGAGCCTGGCAGGCGGGGCGCTCAACGTGGCGTGCGCGGCGTGGCATCGCGACTTCGCGGCGCGGGCGAAGGCGCTGGGATACGAGCTGATCTGGTCGCTATCCTACGAGCTGCTCGACCAGCATTGCTGGAACGACTGGAAGCAGCGCGCGGCGGACGGATCGCCGGGGCTGACCGGGTGGAGCCCGCCTTCGGCGCTGCTCTCGCCCGCGCATTCTGGGGCGATGAACTATCTGCGCAGCGTCGCGCTGGCCTTCGTGTGGATCGCGCAAGAGCCGGGGCTGGCGGTGAAGTTTCAGGTAGGCGAGCCCTGGTGGTGGGTGATGCCCGACGGGCGGCTGTGCATCCACGACGCCGCGGCGCGCGCAGCACTGGGCGATCCGGCGGAGCAGAACATGCGGGGGGCTACCGACGCGGCGGTGCTCGATGCGGCGGGGGCGCTGCTGGCGGACTCGACGCTGGCGCTGCGCGATGCAGTGAAGGGCGCGGCGCCGGGGGCGGAGGTGATGCTGCTCGCCTATCTGCCGACCGTGCTCGACCGGGCGATGCCGGAGCTGCAGCGGGCGAACCTGCCGATCGGCTGGGCCAGGCCCGCGTTCGACGTGCTCCAGCTCGAGGATTACGACTGGGCGGCGATGGGCAATGCGGGGGCGAGCGCCAAGGGGCTGGCGCTGGCCGAGGCACGGCTGGGCTATCCGGCGAGCGAGCAGCATTACCTCGCGGGGTTCGTGCTCAGGCCCGAGGACAAATGGCAGTGGCGCCACATCGCCGAAGCGGCGGCGCGCGGCCGGCGGCGCGGCGTGGCGGCGACCTTCGTCTGGGCGCTGCCGCAGGTGCTGCGCGACGGCTTCGTGCACTTCGATCAGCAGGAGGAAGATGTGGAGGCGTTCGACGACGTGCTGTTTCCGCTGGCGCTGGGCCGCGAGGCCGAAGTGGCGCCCGAGGTATCGACGGCGATCGTGACCAGCGCAGGCGGGCGCGAAGTGCGCAACGCCGAATGGGCCGAGGCGCGGACCAGCTACGATGTGGGACCGGGGGTGCGATCCGAGGCGGATATCGCCGCACTGCTCGGCTTCTTCCGGGCGCGGATGGGGCCGGCGCGGGGCTTCCGGCTGCGCGATCCGTTCGACTGGCAGGCCGCCGACGAGCCGATCGGGACCGGGGACGGCGCGAACAGCGTGTTCGCGCTGGCGAAGCATTATGGCGAGGTGGCGCGGCGGATCACCCGGCCGGTGGCGGGAAGCGTGCGCGTGGAAGTGGGCGGCGTGGAGGTGGGCTTTTCGCTGGGGGCGGCGGGCGTGGTGACGCTCGACGATCCGCCCGCAGCCGGGGCGGCGGTGACCGCGAGCTTCGCCTTCGACGTGCCGGTGCGCTTCGCCGAGGACCGGTTGAGCGTGAGCCGCGCGACCTTCATGGCGGGCGCGGCCCCGAGCGTTCCGCTGGTGGAGGTGCGGGAATGAGCTTCCTCGACGGCGAGCTGACCACGATCGCGCTGTGCTGGCGGGTCGAGCGGCGCGATGGCGTGACCATCGGACTGACTGCGCACGACCGGGACCTGGAGATCGACGGACTCGTCTATCGCGCGGCGCCGGGGATGACGCCGAGTGCGATCGTGCGCGGGGCGGGTCTGGATGCCGACAGCATGGACGTGACCGGCGCGCTGACGAGCGCGGCGATTTCGGAGCACGACCTGATCGCGGGGCGCTGGGACGGGGCGCGCGTGGCCCTGTTCGCGACCGACTGGCGAGCGCCGGGGGAGCGGGTGGCGCTGGGCGAGGGGACGATCGGCGCAGTCGAGATGGCGGAGGGCATGCTCACCGCCGAGCTGCGCGGCGCGGCGTTCGCGCTCGAGCGGCCGGTGGTGGAGGAGACTTCGCCCGAATGCCGCGCGGAGCTGGGCGACCGGCGGTGCCGGGTCGCGATGGCGGGGCGGCGGCGGTTCGCGCGCGTGGTTTCGGTGGACGATGCGGTGGTGACGCTCGACCGGGCGGAGCCGGTGGCGAATGCCTATGGCGGCGGACGGCTGCGCTGGTTCGGCGGCGCGAATTCGGGGCTGGAGGACGGAGTTGCGCGGTCCGAGGGCGCGGAGGTGACGCTGCGGCGGGCACCGCGCTTCGAAGGCGCCGGCGCGCTCGTCGAGCTGATCGAGGGGTGCGACAAGAGCCTGGCGACCTGTGCGGGCCGGTTCGGCAACGCGGCCAATTTCCGCGGCGAGCCTTATCTGCCGGGCATCGACCTGCTCACGCGCTATCCGGGCGCATGACGCCGGGGACACGCGCGCTGGCGGCGGCGCGCGGCGCGGTGGGTGCGCGCTTTCGACTGCACGGGCGCGAGGCGGCGAGCGGGCTCGACTGCCTGGGGCTGGCGGCGCTGGCGCTGCGGGCCGCAGGTTGGGAAGGGTTCGTGCCGAGCGGCTATGCGCTGCGCAGCGGCGACGCGGCGCGGGTGCGCGCGGCATTGCAGGCATCGGGGCTGGTCGAGGGGGGCGTGCCCCGGGCGGGGGATCTGCTGCTGCTGGCGGCAGGGCCGGGGCAGCTCCACTTCGCGATCGATACGGGAAGCGGGATCGTCCACGCCGACGCGATGCTGCGGCGCGTAGTCGAGCGGCCGGGGGAGCCGCCCTGGCCGGTGATCGGGCGCTGGCATCCAGGGTTCGTTTCAGCAGAGCTGAAGCAGTGCGGGCCGGTGCCGATTCAGCGAAGCTGA